ATGGCTTGCACATATTTGCTCCGATTTTGATCGGCGTAAGTTGCTTGACGACTTCCCAGATTTGTGGAACGCAGACCATTAGTCGTCGGTGTGGCAAATTTATACCTTCGAGATCCCCTCCAAAACCTATAAAGATAGGAAATGTAGTAGAGAGGACAGCGAGCGGGAATCTGAGCAACAGCATCAAAAACGCTGTCAACCAGAGTACCGTCCTCTAGCTTCTCCACAGGGTACACGATGTTTTGCCATTGTACGGACCCAGTTGCCGATGATTCCCCGAAATACGCCGGATCAATTTGAATCTTGTTAAAAAGGTAGGAATCAGTATTAAGAGGGATAGGTCCAGGGAAAGTATAGCGAAGGCCATTGACATCTCTATAGGGAAAAGGTTTGCCAATTGAAGTAAGACCAAAACGCTTGATTAGTTGCCGAAGACTCGTGATTTTCTCTCCGATGCACAATTGTTCTGCCATTGTGTGATCCATCTTGCTCATTGGAAACACGGTTGAAGACGTGTCGTGAATTTGCTCGTTGTGCTCAATTGCACTTGAAGTGAGGTTGAAAACTTGAGCTTTCCACCCCACTTCATCTTGCTCCTCTTGAACGTCTCCACGAACAGTCAAAGGTTCAGCAATGGTGAAACGAGCAAAGTCAGGCATAGCAAAGGCGATATCCGATCCACCAGAAATCCACATGTTAAGAGGCACATTATCTGCAACAGCAGTGGACGCTCTTCGAAGTTCATTTAGCACAGTGATAGTGATCGTGCCTGTTGAATATCTCTCAAGGTCCCAATTTGCGTTATCATGTGTTCCGAGAAAAACCTCCTTCCACGGCACGTTGGAAACATACGGTACCTCAAACTCCAGCTCTGAAGAAACACTCAAATCGAGAATCCAATTATATGCGTTCTCAGAAACAGTACCAGTAAGTGCACCTGATCCATACACGCCAGGATGGTAAGTAATTCTCAACCTACCAGTGTGAAATGCGGTCTTAGCCGCAGCAAGCCTATACCGAATTGTGCCTCTCCATTGCTGAAACATTGATGCCACATAAGCAACTGTTGTTGGACTCAGAACAGTGGTACCTAGCGTAAGCCCTGGGGCAACCGCATTATGATGTAGATTAGCTCCAACTGCTGAGGTCAAGTCCCATGGAATTGCTGAACGGAAGATGCACGATTTGGACGCCACATAAGTAATGTCCATCTCGTCCACCTCTGTTGAAAAGATCCCGCCATCATAGGTCAAGCCATTATCTGGCATGGCTCCAAGCTTACTTGACAGATCAATCCCGTCTACGTTTGTATATCCCTTAGCAGGAACATTAATGAACGGGCAGTTCTTGTCAAGATTAGTGGGTTTATTCCACCCCACGGTTGAAGCTACACCACCAATGGCCCTCGACACCCACTCAACGGGACGCATCCAACTTCCCAGGAAAGGGATTGACCCGAGAGCAGAAGCAGCACCTGCAACAGCATTAGCAATTCCAGAAATAGGAGGACCAGACGTGGCAGCATGTTCTTCAGATCCAATTTGAGCTACCCATCTCTCCCCTGGCGGGACAGGCACAGTAACCTCCTTGGATGTTGGCATTGCAAGCTCGATGTCTTCAAACCATGCAAAAATGGTGAAGTTCGCACCCACTGACAGTGGAGAAGTGCCAGACTGGATGGCATTAATCGGCACGATATACATCTCTCCCATGTTAGAATGTGCATCAATAAGATTGAAATGGGAAAGAGGTGAACAGTAGGGCATTTTGATCTCCACAGGTGCATTACTACCAACATCAATTTCAACTCCAGGAAAACCAGTCGCATTCGGCAAATTCGCCAACATAGCGCCTCGATTAGAGACACCATCAAAAGGAGCGAAGAACAGCCAATATTTGCCACTCATAAAAGGGGTGGCATTGAAAACTAGCCGAATTTTGACATTAGCCCGAAAGAAGGTGAAATAGTCCAGTTTCTTTACGACGTTAGTAGAGCTTTGGAAAATTATGTCAGGAAACTTAAGACTTACCGGTGTAAAGGCATTGTTAAAGTCTCCCTCCAGAACTTTCACAGGGCGGCGGAGGATTGCATGGATGTCATGAAACTTAGAGTCCTCCGCCATTTTGGTCCAAGCAGATACTGATGAAATGTGTGGTTTCTCGTAGGTCTGGATGTCAGAATCATCTACGAAAGTAGTGATCTGCTGGACATTCTCTTGTGGCCC